GTCATACTTTTTCAAAAGTAGTATTGTTTTGTCATACTTTTTCAAAAGTAGTATTGTTTTGTCATACTTTTTCAAAAGTAGTCATACTTTTTCAAAAGTAGTATTAAATTGATTTTAATTACCATTACCGATGTTAATTATCATAATCCTTGTAAAATGGCAAAAATACTTGAATGGCACCTTGTTATTAAAGATTTAAAAAATATTCGCAAATTACCTCTCGAAGTTTGGGAATATATTATTGATACATCTAATATTTATTACATGCCCTGGAAATATTCAATGCAACAAAGTGGTTTGCAAGATGATATTAAAAAAAATTTATCGACATATATATGGGGTAATGTGTATAGTTATATTACTAATTTATATACTGTTAAAGTATTCACGCGATATGGCGAAAAATATTTGATTTTTGGTGGTGAAAATCCAAATAGGAGAGAGCCGCACATTTTAAATAAAAAAATTGAAGAAATAGTATCAAATTTTGAAATGAATGAATATATTATGACAAATATATCGAATAATAAAATTTTATTTGATTGATATAAATTATATGAAATTATATGAAATTAAAATTGAATTTTTTTATTTTATGAATAAACAATATTAACAATGGATATAAAAATATGCAAATATTGCAAAAAATCTTATATCAATAAAAAATGTTATAATAAACATGTTCTAATGTGCATGGAAGTCGATAATGCTAAAAACGATGATTTCGATATTGTACCCAGTCAAAATAAAATGTATAAAATGTTAAAATTATTAATTAGCGAAAATGAAAACTTAAAAAAAAAAGTTAAAAGATTAGAAATTAAAGTATATCAAAAAAAGAATAAAATAAATATCATTGATTGGTTAAATAAACAAGGAAACAATATTAACGATACTATTTATAAAAACTATGATACATTCTTAAAAAACATTAAGTTATACGATAGTTTACAACACATGTTCCATAATTCATATATAAACGGTTATTTCATTATAATCAAATATTTATTACAAGAAAAAATATTAGTTGGATGGAAACAAAAAAAACAATTATATTATTATAATGAAAAATGGTGTCATTTTAAACTAAATGATTTAATAATATTAACAAGTAAAATCCAAAGAAATATAATTTGCGAATTGTTTGAAAAAAAAGAAGAAATTTCAAACGAAAAATTCATTGATGTAAATAATAACATTTTGGGTGGTGATTGCGAAGAAAGAAATCAAAAAAATATTAAATTATATAAAAAAATATGGGAATTTATCAGCGAAGATGTTGAAAAACAATTAGAATATAATATAACTTTTTAATATATAACTTTTTAATATATAACTTTTTAATATAATAAACATATTTCCTCTTTTTTTTTATATATGGAACAAAAAGTATGGTGTATTCGACACGGAACAGCTTTACATAATGTTTTATATGAGAAAATTGGAATAGAAGCATATAATTCTCCAAAATACACCGATACACATCTTGTAGATAAAGGACACGATGAATCAATTGCATTAGGTAAGACATGGGATGAAAAAAAAAACATTGAAATTGTGTTTGTATCACCGCTAACAAGGACAATACAAACTGCCGAAAATATTTTCCGGGGTCATAATGTTAAAATGGTAGCAATCGACGACATTATGGAATATCCACAAGGTATTGAACATTGCAACAAACGAAAAAATAAAAGTGAATTGCAAAAAGTATATGAAAATATTGATTTTTCTTTAATACCGGAAATATCAACATATTGGAAAGAGAATGAAAATCTGCATGAACTAAAAAATAGGTCAGACAAATTCAAAGAATTTTTAAAAACACGTAAAGAAAAAAATATTTGCATTGTATCACATAGCACATTTTTAAAAGAATTTTTGCTAAATGATGTTGGGAATATAGAAGAAGAATTACAACATTGTTTTCCTTATGAAATTAGTACTTTTTCATAAACTCATCCTTTGTCATAATTTGAATCGTGTTAATTTTTTCTGCTTTATCTTTTTTACTCCCAGCTGTATTTTTATCTTTCACAATCAAAATATCGAGATGTTTACTGACACCATTTGAAATTTGTGCTCCAAAATTTCTAATCTTTTCCTTTAAATCTTCATCTCTAAACCCACTCATCAAAATTTTCTTTTCGTATAAGGGATGAGACTTGTCAAATGTTTTTTTGACTGATAAATACACCATACTTAACTCATTTTCTTTCATAAATTTTTTAAATTTAGTAATATTTTTAACAAATTTCATTGCAATTTTTTCAGCAAATCCGTCAACATTCATAACCAACTCCCGTTTTTCTTCGCTCGAAAGATTACTAGAGAGTATGTCAGGATGCGCTTCCATAATTAGCTTTAATCTATTTTCTCCTAATCCACGTCCAAACATATTAGATGCCTCCATCAGTAAAGGCAAACTAGCATTTTTAATTTGCAATTGAATACTTCCATGAATTTTTTTTGCCATTTTCTCCTTAAAACCCGGAATTTCCAAAAAATCTTCCACTGTCATTTTCAAAATTTTACTAATCGTATCATAACCACCACCTACAATCTTTTTTACATTACCCTCTTTCATACCATCTACGTTAATAGTTTTGAAAAATGCTAATGTTGTCTTGTCTCTCACTGTCTCGTCGTTTTCAGAATCCTCCAAAATCAAATCAACCTTCGTTTTATTCCATTTCACTGGAAAATCTGGCATTTTCAGTGTTGTCGATGGTTTCACTACTTTCAAGACCTTTGGGATAACATCACCACTCCTTACAACTTGAATGACACTACCAATTCCAATTTTATTATCAACAATAAACTTTGCATTATGTGCAGTAGCATATGTAATATTTACTCCACCAATCTTTACTGTTTGCATTTTAATTTTTGGTTTAACATATCCATATTTCGTTTTTGACCACAAAACATCAATTACCTTTGATTCGACAACTTGGTCATTCATGACCTTTTTAAATGCAAAAGCATGGTCCGGATTACCTTTTGTTTTTCTTTTATAAATATTATTATCAATACAAATAACACCGTCGATAATATAATCATACAATTCTCGCCATTTAATAAGATATTTAGAAAGAATATTTTGGTCAATACTACCCAATTCTTTATTAATAACCGTAATAAACTTCTTCTTTTTTAATAAAATATATTGAATACTTGGTTTTAATTCCGGCTTGATAACCTCATAAGCAACAAAATCTAAATCATGCAATTTCGATTTTTCCAAGTTTTTACCATTTACCATTCCAGCTGCAAAACTTCGTTCATTTGCATATTCTTTACTATATTTTTCAAAATTACTCTTTTTAATAATCAATTCACCGCGGATAGCTAAATCTGTGATTTTTGGTAATTTTACATAGGGGATAAGATGTGAGATATTAAAGCCTTCGCTGCCTTTACCTCTTGTATATAATTTAGTTTCTCCGTTTTCATTACAATATAATGCACTCATTCCATCTAATTTCGCAGAAATGACATACGGACCTTCAAATTTAGCAATCCAATTTTTTAAAACTTTTGTATCTGGTTTAATTTTATCCATCGAACCCATAAAATACGGCAGTTTCACCTTCTTTTTATCGACAACAATTCCTTCATGACCCTGCTTTATTACTTCATTGTTTGGAAACTTTTCTTCAGCCCATTCTCGCAAAACGTCATACTCCTCATCTGTTAACAATGGTTTATTTTTACTATAATAAAAATCATCCATTAACTGAATCATTTCTTCGATTTCTTTTTCTTTTAATGTTTTGAGAAATGTTTCTCCATTTTCTTTAAAACGAGCGACCATTTGGTGCTCTTTTTTTAGTGCTTTTTTTTTAGTTGTTTTTCCCTTTTTTTTAGTTGTTTTTCCCTGCTTTTTGAGGGTTCCCTGTTTGGTTCCCTGTTTGGTTTCCTGTTTGACTCCAGATGAGACCAATTTAAATGAGTTTCCATCAATTCTTTCGGTAGGTTCGCGCCATTCAATGCCGAGAAATTCAAAAATTGATTCTTCTGTTAAAAACTCTTTCTCAACAGGGTCTCCCTTTTTCTTATTTTTGAAATGGTAAATACCATGTTCATTCATGGTATAATCTAATTCGAGTGCTCTGGCTCGCATGAGAGTATTGAAAATTTTGCTTCCAGTAAAATACAGAATAGCAAAAGCAAATTCTGTTTTGGGTGTAAACATAAAATCAATTCTTCGAGATAAACTTTTGCTTGTCATTTTTGAAATACCTAAAGTTTTTACATCGCCACGTGATAATACTTCAATCATGATGTTCTTTTCGATTAATTTGTCAATAAAATTCTTAAAGATAGTGTTATTATTTGTCGGGTCGCAGATAATTACGTCAATATCGCCTGAATTTTTTGCACCTCGACGCCAACTGCCTACGATTTGCAATACTCCTTTATTTTTCATTTCTTTTTTAACATCTTTAAAATATTTTTGAAGGACTTTTTCATAGTTGTTTATTTCCTTTCTTGGAATTCTTTCCAAAATATCCTCATAATATTTCAATCCTTTCTTTTGGACATCGTTTAATAATTCATTTTGATTTTCACGTAGTTGTTTAATTGTGGTCATGTTATGTTCTTTTACTAATTTTGCTGCCATCTTTGGACCAACACCGTAAATATTCATAAATAATTGTTTTGGGTCATTCTTTGCTTTTTCAAGCAATTCTACTTTACCCGTTTTTAAGAATTCGGAAATAGTCTTAGTAATACTACTACCTTTTGAAATTCCAGGTTTTCCAATAATAATTTTCAAATCTTCAACGTTTTTAATTGTTTTATCGTGCATCATAACAGATTCTTTAGCTTTTGAATAAACTCTTGCTCTTGGGTTTTTTTCACTGCTCATCAGCTTCTGCATTGATTCAAGCATATCGATAATTTGTGTGTTAGTCATAGTTATTTTTTTAATATTTATATCATAGTTCGAAAAATAATAATCAATTTTATTTTTTAATGTTTTTCGACGTTTTCTTTTATACTTACGTTTCAGGGTCATTATATTACATCTTTAATATTTTTTCTAAATTAACTTTTTTTTTAGTTAATTTAATATCTATTTTTAGTTTTTTTTTAATTACTATCTTTGGCAATTTTTTAATTGGAATATATTTCAATTTCATTATAATTATCTTAAATATAAAATTTTTTTATAATTAATTTATATGATGCAGCGATTTTCAAGTTATCAAGAAAAAAGCACAAATATTTCTACAAAAAATGGAAAGAAAGATATTAAGCAAACCAATATGGATTATTATAAAGAAAATAATGAAATGGGACAGGGTAAGTTAATATTGAGAGATAATAACGTTCAAGAAAAAATATTATTTGATGAAAATAATATTGTTGATTATTTAAAAAATAGAAAAAAAAATGAGCTTTCTATTGAAGATAGATTAAATTCATTCTTAAATAGGAAAAAGACAATGAAGCTGGGCACTAAGAAGCTTTGTAATAAGAAGGGCATTAGGAAGCTAGGCATTAGGAAGGGCAATAAGAAGGGCACTAAGAAGCTGGGTATTAGGAAGCTTGGTAAAAAGAAGGGTAAAAGGAAGGGTAAGAAGCTGGGCACTAGAAAACTGGACAAAAAAAAGAACAAGAAGCTTTGAAAACATAATTATTTTTTATAAAATTCGTTCATAATACAAGATTCACTCTTGAAAAGAGTTTTTTCTCTTTTTTTTTGCAAATATTCTTTTGCTTTACATTTTTCCATAATATTTAAATACTTCTTTGAAGCATACATTAATTTAAAAATACAATTATCATAACCGATACATTCAATATTTATATATTTTAAATCTTTCATTTCACGTATAAAGCCTGTGATATTTTTTTCATCCGCATTAAATAAAAAAGACATTACATAATGGTTTCGATATATTACACGATTTTTACCCATTATCTCATGATTATTATAAGAAAACTCTTTCTTATATTTTTCTCCAATTTTCATTATAGTTTCCTTCAAAGAAATAAAATTGGGTGTCTTAATTATGTCAAACGAAATCTCTATAAAATATCCCATTCTTTTACTTTCTCTAAATATTTTTTGTAATAGAAAATAATTCATTGTAAAATAATAGAAATCTTCATATTACTTCTACAATATTGCAGAATATATTTCGAAATATGAAATAGTTTATTTTTTTTTAATAATATAATAATAAATTATATAAATGAGTGATTCTTGGAAAAATGAAGGTGGAAAACGGGTAAATAATATTATAGATTCCACTAAAGATATAACAAATAAATATTATAGCACAGAATCAACTGTAAGCGATAATGACAAAGAAGGTGTATATTTTTATAAAGAAAATGCCCCAAGTATTATTGGTTTTGGAACCAAGACACCATATAGCAGAGTATCGTTTGGTGATTATAATTTAAATCATTTTGATAGTAATGGTACGTATAGGACAGAAGATTTAGCAAATTTACCTGCAATAGCATTGAGTGAAAAATCAGACGGCACTAATGCCACAGGTATATCTTTTTTTATTGACCCTTTTAATGAAAGAAGCACTGCCGAAACGAGAGGTATCCGGTTTACCGTTAATAATGATAAAAATGGAACAGTTGGACAGACTAGTTTAGAAACAACAGCTATAAATGACACAAATACATCTTTAATGTTATTAAATGATGGAACTTCTCAAAAAGTTTTAATAAATTCGAAAGAAAGTTTATTTTCCAACACAGGAACTGGATTGGAAGTTAACGGGGATATTCACTTAACAAAAAGTGTCATTTTTAAAGGTCAAATATCGAGTTCTGTTGATAAAAAGCCGGGTACTGTATTTTATGATAGTCGAGACGAAAGAATGAAATGGATTACGGGAACAGGCGACGATATTAGAACATTTCAAGGATTACATGATACAGCTTATGCTATTGATTCTACAAAATATGATGCTAGTTTTTCTGTAATAACCGGAACAAATGGCGTTGGTTTACTCGCTTTTAAAGATTTAGGTTTATGTATTGGAAATGCGGCAATGATTACCAATGATTATATAAATAAATTTGGAACTACCACAAAACAAAATTTACCAGCTCTATCTATCCTTGGACATCATCAAAATGGTTTAGCTAGTAATGCCAACGTATTAATAAGTGAAATCGGTAATGTCACTGGTGAAGCAATTTTATCAAAAACATCACATACCGATTTAAGCGCAAATGGCGTTATTTACTTATTAAACAATATTACCATTGATAAATACGAACCCGAAGCTGTTATCGATGTTAGTAAAATAAATATTCCGTTTTTAAGCATGGGCTCCGAAATTACCAATTATTATAATAGTGTCGTAATAGGTCAAGACATCAGTGGTTCTTCCAATTCTTTTTATTTTGGTAAAGACATCTATAATAATTCATCCCATGATTCGTCATTTAATTTTATTTTTGGCGAAACAATAACTATAAGTAAATGTGATAATTTTAAACATAATTTAATTTTTGGCTCTAATTTAGATGTTTCCGGCAACAATAATCTCGCGTTTGGTAAAAATTTAACAATTGGTCCTGATGTATCGTTTTGCATGTTGCTTGGAAATGGTGCCGGAACAGCTCAAAAAGGCGACCTAATTAAATATTTTGAAAATGGAACAGCCGTATTTAATCTTAAAAGTGGTGGCAATTTAATACTAACCGGCGATATTAGCGCCAACGATGCTAGCTTCAACAACGTCGTCTTCAACAACATTGGTAGTGAAAATAGTAAAATTAAACTAGCTTTCGTTGAAGGTTTATCTGCCCAAAATATTTCTATTGGAAATTCTTTAACTATTGGTGGCAAATTTAATAGCACCAGTGATATTAGCGCCAACGACGCCAGTTTCAATAACATCGACATAAATAACCTTAAAAGTTATGGCGATTTTGTTATTAACGGAAATATAAATGCAACCGGATATGCCGATTTTGGCGGATATGCCGATTTTGGCGGATATGCTAATTTTGGCGGATATGCTAATTTTGGCGGCGACATTAGTGCCAACGACGCCAGTTTCAATAACATCGACATAAATAATTTGAAAACTTATGGTAATGTGGTTATCAACGGAAATATTGATACAACCGGATATGCTAATTTCGGCGGAGATATTAGCGCTAATGATGCCAGTTTTAATAAAATAAACATTAATATTGGTAATATAAAAGAATTGAAAAATGTTCAAACCATTGATTTTGATTCTACTCTTAATATTCAAAAATCCAATGTAAATATTGTTACTATAGACCAAGATGGACTGTCAATTGCTGGGATTTTAGAAGCCAACTCTTTAACAATTGCAGGAGACCCATTCGACGCAAAAGCTTCTTCATCATGGGCTTCGGGAAACAGTAAAGATAATTCAGGAAGCAGCAACGGATTATATGTTCCAATAAAACTCGGTATTAATTTTAAAGCTTCATCACAAGATACACTTTCATTTTTTCCAAAATTTCAACTTGACGTTTCCGGCGTTATTCGGTCCCAAAATCAAGTTTTTGGACATTTATCAATAGATTTAGTCCCACAACCTCTATCGGGTTATACTAATACTATTGTGAATTCCTTTTATGGCTCTGGTATATACGATGCTAGTGAAAACGATATTAATGCAAATCCAGTGTGGCAATTATTTGATAATTCTGCCAATACATATTGGGAAAGCACTGGAAGTGAAGAAACTGTTCAGGGTGTTAGTGGTGGTATTGTTGCTATAACAGGAAAATATCTTGAAATAAAATTACCCGAAAGATGTACTTTAAAACATTATGCTTTTAAAAGTAATGCGGCAACAAAATTACCCAAAGTTTGGACTATTATTGGTAAAATTGGTGTAGATGAAGAAGTTTCTAATATTGCTGTAAATAATACTTGGAAAGTAATTGATTCTAAATCACTAACTGTTTCTGACCCATCTGGGGCTGATGGTGAGTTTGTTTATTTTACTGTTGATAACTTAAAATATTCAAATGATATTTATAAAGTTTTTAGAATTTATATTACTGAAAATTTCATAGGCACCATGGTAGGTGCTACAGATGATGAACAATGCCAAATATCGGAATTAAAGTTTTTTGGAGAACCCAGTAATATAACCGATATTAGTTCTTCTTTAATTCAAACTGAACTTTTTGATATCAGTGGTTCATTATTTAAACAAAAACATTTATCTCTCCAACCACTGGGTGGAAATGTCGGCATAAGAAACAATAATCCTTCCGTTATTCTTGATATATCTTCCAGTAATGCCATACGATTGCCGATGGGTAATATTTTAGAAAGACCCGTCGACGCAAGTGGTTGTTTAAGATACAATACTGAAACAAAACAATTTGAAGGTTATGGTGATGCGGGTTGGTCTGGTCTCGGTGGTGTCATAGATAAAGACCAAGATACCTATATTGCTGCCGAAGAGAATACAGATGAAGACATGCTGCGATTTTATACAGCAGGTGTCGAAAGTATGGTGATAAATGCTAATGGCGTTGATGTCAGTGGTTTGTTGCAATCGAAAGAAATTAGCGGTAATAGTGTGAATGCAGCATTTTTAAAAACAGATGGACTAATCATCAACAACAAAACAATTGTTTCAAATAGTATTACTGACGTTGTGTTTGGTAGTGCAGGATTCCATGTTAATAGTAAAGTTGGTTATTTCGACGTTGTTTACGACGGTAATTACTATATTAATAATAAACTGAATCATGCAATTTATGCTTACCCAGGAAGCATTTTGCAATTTAACTTAGATGTTGTTGGTCATCCTTTTAATATTTTTAAGGGTCAGGATGACAGTATAACGGGACTTGATGTAAGTGGATTGCAACATGTTGAAGATGGAACAATTACAAAAGATTCCTTAGCGCAGGATAAGACAAGCGGCACATTAATGTGGTTTGTTCCATACGACGTTATTGGTGAATATCGTTATCAATCTAGCGCGGATGCAAATATGAATGGTAATATAAATATTTTGCCAAGACCCAGTGATATTAGTGCGAATGATATATCCGGTGGAAATATTTTTGCAAATACGTTGATAAGTAATGGTATAGTTATAAATGGCGATATTTCTGGAAACACCGCAACATTTGCATATGGTATAATTAATAATAACTTGGGAATTGGCACATCAATTCCTGCGGTTTCATTGGATATAATAGGAACAGACGCTATTAGAATACCAGTTGGTAATGATACAACTATTGGTAGTGGTGGTGAAAAACCGAGTGGTGCTGATGGCATGATAAGATATAATAATGTAAGTAATCAGTTTGAAGGTTATGGGAGCGGTGCGTGGGCTGGTCTCGGTGGAGTTATAGATAAAGATTTAGATACAAAAATCATGGCGGAATTTGGAGGAAATGATGAAGATAAACTGCGATTTTATACAGAGGGTGTCGAAAGAATGATTATAACGGATACATTGAATGGCGGTAATATTGGTATTCATACTACAACTCCTTCTGTTATTCTTGATATAAGTTCAAATGGTGCTATACGATTACCCATTGGTGATAATAATTCTCGTCCTTTAAACGTTGATGCTAGTGGTTGCTTAAGATATAATACTGAAACAAAACAGTTTGAAGGTTATGGTGAAGGAAGTTGGGGTGGTCTTGGAGGTGTAATTTCTATAAATATGAAAACGAAAATAACGGCTGAGGATGCAGGTGGATTGACATTTTATACGGATGAACAACAAAGAATGAACATTGATAATGCTGGTAATATAGATATAAGTTCTGCTGTTTTTATTAATAATAATTTGGATTGCAGTAGTGCATTCATTAAAAATTTGACTTCCGATAGCACCTATGTGAAGGATTTAAGTTGTTCTGATTTAGATATTTCTGGGATTTTGAGAACAGATGGACTAATCATAAACAACAAAACAATTGTTTCAAATAGTATTACTGACGTTGTGGTTGGTAGTGCAGGGTTCCATGTTAATAGCAAAGTTGGTTATTTCGACGTTGTTTACGACGGTAATTACTATATTAATAATAAACTGAATCATGCAATTTATGCTTACCCAGGAAGCATTTTACAATTTAACTTAGATGTTGTTGGCCATCCTTTTAATATTTTTAAGGGTCAGGATGACAGTATAACGGGTCTTGATGTAAGTGGATTGCAACATGTTGTTGATGGAACAATTACAAAAGATTCCTCAGCGCAGGGTGCGACAAGCGGCACATTAATGTGGTTTGTTCCATACGACGTTATTGGTGAATATCGTTATCAATCTAGTGCGGATGCAAATATGAATGGTAATATAAATATTTTGCCAAGACCCAGTGATATTAGTGCAAATGATATATCCGGTGGAAATATTTTTGCAAATACGTTGATAAGTAATGGTATAGTTATAAATGGTGATATTTCTGGAAACACTGGAAAATTTGCTTATGGGGTCATGAATACAGTGTCGATTAGTGATAATTTAGATTGTAGTAATGCTTTTATTAATAATTTGGATTGTAGTGGTGCTTTTATAACGGATTTGAGTGCGAATGACATATCCGGTGGAAATATTTTTGCAAATACGTTGATAAGTAATGGTATAGTTATAAATGGCGATATTTCTGGAAACACTGGAAAATTTGCTTATGGGGTCATGAATACATTGTCGATTAGTGATAATTTAGATTGTAGTAATGCTTTTATTAATAATTTGGATTGTAGTGGTGCTTTTATAACGGATTTGAGTGCGAATGACATATCCGGTGGAAATATTTTTGCAAATACATTAACAATAGCTGGTGATTTGAGTGGTAATAATGCTTTATTTCATGATATTAGCGTAAATCGTTTGTGGATAGGGGATGTTGAAATGATTGGTCATATACCTGGTGATGTAAGTGCACCTACCAATACGGGAACTTTAACGGGTAATCTGGTGTTTAATGGTGAACTGGTATTTAATGGTGATATATCTGGAAATGATGCCAAGTTCAATGATGTTAGTGGTGTGGATTTCTTCGCGACTGGAAACTTTATCGGTGATTTACAGGGAAATGCTGATACAGCTACTAAAATATCTACTATTACTAATAGTAATATAGTTCAGTTAACAGCACCACAAACATTAACACAAAAAACATTAACGTCGCCGATATTAACTACACCAACAATTACGGGTGGAACTATTACTGGAATAACTGCTTTGACTATAGCGGATGGTTTTGCTGCTGCTGCTAGGAGTAATTTAGGATTGGGTTCAGCAGCAACAACGGCATCAACGGCATACGCTACAGCGGCACAGGGGACTAAAGCCGACACGAATGCTACAAAATTAGCGGAGGTTTCTATATCGGGAACTGAAAGTAATTTACGAAGATTTACATTCAATAATACGATGATAGGAAACGGATATACTGATGGGGATTGGGCTGGTTTGAAACATAAAGATTATTCTGGCTATAATATTTTATGTAATACTGCGTCTTTGATATTAGATGGAGGCACCAATATATATCAACAAATTAACGGGTCAGTAAAACTTTTAATGACCTCCGCAAAAACAGAAATAAGAAACAAGGTAAGAGTTGATGCGAGTATCGAAGCGAACACGGAGGCTCTTGTTAACGCAGTTCTACCTTCATATAAAATGCATATACAAGGCGGTTCGTTAAATGTTTATACTAATCAATGGGATGAAGCAGGGTCTGCTAATCAAGACCTTATTTGTTTAGATGTTAATAACAGCGCAGGACTACTTTCAGGTATTACTTGGCGTCCGTTGTTTGGGACTATTGGAACTCAATACACAAAAAGGTCAGCAGGTATTTATTTTAAATGTGATGCTAATTTTTTTAGAGGAGGTCTTGCTTTCTATACTAACAATACAGCATCAACATCGGGTGATGCTGTGGAGCGAATGAATATTGATTTGTCCGGCAACGTGGGCATCGGGACTACTTCGCCTGGTTATAAATTGGAAGTGAATGGTTACATAGGAAGAACCTCACATAATAACGGATGTTTGGTTGGTCGTTTCGCACAAGATTCAGGTACCTTTAATGCTGCAAGTAATCCTATTTATTGTATAGGAAATGGTCACCTGCCAACTATTAACGGACTCAGTAATACCGGTTCTGGTATGTACGGTATAGGATACGCTCATAATGATAACGCTTTCATTACTCAAGGCAATGGAGATTTGGGTTATGGACTGTATGTAGCTTCTGCTGGCGTCGCAAATGTATTTTTAAATTCCTCACCCGGAGGCAACTCCTATATAACTTCAGGCAATGTGGGCATCGGGACTTCTTCGCCTTCCAGAAAATTTCAGGTAAAAGATAATGCGGGGACTGTTAGTATTTTTAGTAATTCGTATTCTGCTTATGATACTGGTCTTATATTTGCTAATACTAATATTCCTCTATCTTCGTCGTATATTTTAAAAAAATCAACAGGGTTTTTTATTGATGGTTATGATACAATAAAATTAAATGCTTCGTCATCTCATAATATAACATTATGTGAGGGGGGCGGCAACGTGGGCATCGGGACTTCTTCGACCAGTGAGAAATTGGAAGTGAATGGTAATATAAAATCTTACGGATACGGAAGAAAAATAGGAACAGTTGGTACAATCTCATATCATAATCTAGCTTTAGACTGTACCCTAGGCTCCTTACCAGGTGCGGGGAATGCTAATTCTTATTATCCTACTCTCAAAACACCTTATGGTAATTTATATTTTAGTGCGGGAGGGAATTATAGTGGTTATTTAAGTGGAACATCAGCAGGGCAAATAGATTTTACAGGACAACATCAATCATTACCCGTTAATGAAGATTTATATAATAATGTAGATGATTATATAGGTAAAATTGTTATTTCTAATGGTGATGTTAGTTCTATTGTAGATGACGAAAGCGGTAATCATTTTATAGCAACAGGAAAAAAAGGCATTACTATTAATGAGAGCATTCCAAGAGTAGTATTATGTAATAAATACAAAGATAAGCGTGTTTTTGGTGTTATTTCAAACGAAGAAGACAATAATGAAACATTCAAAATGGAAGGAAGAGCAACCGAAAAACATTTTAAACAGGGTGCGTTTGTTAGTGTTATTACAGGTCTTCCTGCCGAAGACAATAGAATACATATTAACGCTTTGGGTGAAGGTGCTATCTGGGTTATTAATTCTCACGGCAATATTGAAAATGGCGACTATATATGTAGTTCAGATAAAGGAGAAGGTTATGGTTGCTTACAAGACGACGATTTACTACATAATTACACTTGTGCGAAAGCAACTATTGATTGTTCTTTTGATTTAGAGACGAATGATTACGAATGTAAAGAAATTACAATTAATGGAGAGAATTTAAGAATAGCATTCATATCTTGTGTTTATAGTTTTTAAAAAAGTATTGCAAAAACATACTTTTAAGAAAAGTTTGTTTTTGTTATACTTTTTTCTAAAAAGTATATAATGAGTTCAAACCAATACACTGTAAATATTGTGAATGCCGATGAATTATATATAGGAGGAAGAAAAATAGAAGGTTTTGAGTTAGGTGTTCTCGTCTCGGATGACCCATCATATGGTATAGGAATAGGTACAGACAAACCAAGATTAAGACTCGATATCTCTGGTAATAGTGGTATAAGAATACCGATTGGTCTCACTGGTGAGAGACCAACAAATCAAACCATCGACGGCGCTGATGCAAAAAACTTATTGGGTGTTTTAAGATATAATACAAATTTAGGTAAATATGAAGCTATTTACGAACATGACGGTATAGACGACCCTTCTTGGTGCAATTTTGTTATAGAAACCGGAACATACCCAAATAACAAAGTAGGGATAAACACAGCAACATCAATACCAAGACAAACATTGGATGTAAACGGACAAATTGGTATAAATGATTATATTATTCACAATGATGACGCCGATACTAAAATTGGATTTCCTGCTAACGATACACTTACAATAACAACCAATAATGTGGAAAGATTTTGGGTTGATCCTTCGGGTATTGGTATAGGAACAACTTCACCTAGTTATAAATTACATGTTTATGACACAACTGGAGAAACATTATTATCATTAAATAAACTCTCTTCGACAACATTAACTTATAATTATTTAGAAAATGCTTTAGTAGAAGGTTCAATAACAGGAACAAAATATGGTTTTAAATTGGGTTCTTGGAGAAATTCCAATACAGATTCTGGTTTAATATTGAGAAGCATTCATAATTCTAATACTGATTGGAAAACAAGATTAAAAATAAACAAAGATGGATTTTTTTATTTTAATAGTCCAGAATTAAGTCCAGAAAGATATTATTCACCATACCATTTTAGTTTTAAACCACCCTTAGGAAATCTATATTCAAAACAAAATACTATTGCCAATAGTAAAATAAATGATTTAACATTTTCAAATTTTTCAACACCGGCTACAGAAACAACGAATATTTTTGGAGATTTTCCAGTTTTTATAGGTAAGGGTTGTTCATTATATAATGCCTCTACTAGCACCGCTTTAGCAAATACAAATTTTATAGCTTTTTCCAAAGAAGGTTCAACTGGTTCACAAACTTTTTATGGTGGTGGTATAATGTTAAATGAAAAAATACATTTTATTACATATAACACGACCCAGACGCCATCCGCTGCGAAGGATTCAACGAACACTGACATAACTGATGGGGTTGTACTCAATTTGCAAGATTATTCTAGAATGACGATTGATGAAAATGGCAACGTGGGCATCGGGACTACTTCGCCTGGTGCGAAATTGGAAGTGAATGGTGATTTGAGAGTTGGGTCCAGCGACAGCGACTCACCAAACAATAATATTTATCTAAACCCAGGAAACGAAGTGGAGGCGAACAAGAATGGTTTGATCTGGAAAAGTTTATCACACACTTCATATGCCAATGTCTATTCCGCTGCAATTTATTTTCAACCAGAACATAACGCTTATTCAGGAGGTTTGTCTTTTTGGACTAAAGAAACTAGTAGTGACAACCTAATCAACGGAAATTGGGTGGGAGCAGAGGGAGTTAAAGAAAGAATGCGGATTAATAGGTTCGGCAATGTGGGCATCGGGACTACTTCGCCTCAAACCAAGTTACATATTAATGAAACAGGAACAACTCAGCAAGCATTGAGGGTAACAGTTCCAACCAACCATTCTGGTACAATAGCAATGTTTGAACGAAGTGGGTCAGTTGGATTACGTATCAGCGGCAACAACGGTTGGCTCTGCATGAACAGTTCTTATGCATTAAGTTTTTCAGCAAATAATGCTTCGGGTTCAAACACATCACATATGTTAATTAATACGGCAGGAAACGTGGGAATCGGGACTACTTCGCCCAGTTATAAATTGGAAGTGAATGGTAATGGGTATTTTGGTAATGGTCTTATGGTTTCACATATAGGTGGAGACAATCACAGGAAATATTTGTATTTTGGAAACCATCCATATGTTACATCTGACACACCATACATACAAGGTGGTGGGACTAATACTGGTTATAACCTGGCTTTAAATCCTTATGGTGGCAACGTGGGTATTGGACCTAGTTCGTCAGGAAAAATTTCTGAGGCTAATTTTTCCAAGGGGTTGCATATTAATTCACATAGTGGATCATGGGGTACAAGAGTAGGAATATTATTATCAAGTTCTACTCAAAGCTCTCCCGCTGATGGGGTGTATACTGGTATTTTTTCATATAGAGGGACGAACGGCTCGACCGCAGGTCTTGGTTTTTCTGTAAAACCTGAGGGGAGTTCAACTTTTACTAACATTGGACCCAGCTATACTAGAATGTTTATTAATCACTATGGTAGAGTGGGCATCGGGACTACTACACCTTCTTATCCGTTAGATGTGTTTGGTTATTCTGGCTCACCTAGCGTGTCGTATAGTTATGTCTTTGTGTATGCCTATAGTGGAACTTCGGGAGGTGGTAGTTTGGCTGTGTCAGGTAGATTTCAATATTATATTTTTACACCAGGACTTTTAAATTCAAGTGATAAAAGGATTAAAGAAAATATACGAGAGGTTGATGATGGACTGGCGTTAAAACAATTAAGAGAATTACCCTGTGTCTATTACGATTACATTGATAAAAAACAAAAGGGTGAACAAAGCACCATAGGATTTATAGCGCAAGATGTAATGAAAGTAATGCCTATGGCTGTGTCTTTACAAAAAGATTTCATACCCAATGAGATGAGAAAATTAGAAAATATTAGTTGGGAAACTATTACAGATATATCAGGAGATGATAAATATAAATTAACTATTAATGACTTGGATATTTCAGGAAATACTAAATTTAGGTTTTTTTGTTCTAATGAGGATTTAATAGAAAAACAATTTGAAATAGAAAATTTAGAAAACGAACTAAAAAGTTTTATATTTGAAGAAAAATGGGAAAATGTGTTTTTGTATGGGAAAGAGGTTGATGATTTTCACACGATAGATAAGCAGAAAATATTTGCGAT